GCTGTCGCACAGCAGATGGAGCAGGAAGGTCAGGACGCCGCCACCATCCGCGTTGCTACTGGCTGGGAGCGCAACCCATACGACAACGAATGGCGCTATCTGCAGCCTGATAACTTGGCGCAGAAGAGAATGTTCCTCGAAGATCTGATTGCAGACTTCGATACTACGAAGATGTCGAACCAAGATAAGTTTATCAGGGGTGGAGCCATCGAGCTTCAGGATCTCATTAGGCATCCAGAGCTTTATAAGATCTATCCTGAGGCGAAGAACATTCAAGTCTTTGTTAAGAAGTCTCTCCCGGGCAGCAATATTCAAGGCTCATTTAACCCTGATAAAAAATCTATAACTCTCTACACTAAGGCAGCAGACCCTCTGGGTACGCTGCTCCATGAGGTTCAGCACTGGGTGCAGGACAAGGAAGGTTTTGCAGTCGGCGGCTCTCCTGAGGGTGTTTGGAACCAGCTCAGCCCAGCTCAGAAGGCTTACGAGGGGAGGATCTTCATTGATAAAATGAAGGCAGAACTCGAGGCAAATAAGAGCGCGTCGGATATTCTATCCTTCTTGGTTGATACTCTCGAAGGCGACCTCGGTCTATTCCCGACTGAACAACAGATTGAGGAGGCTATCGCTCCTTACTTCTTTGAGGATCCAGCTGCTGATGACGTTGGGGTTGATGTCGCGATTGATGCCATACGTAAATTCAATGTTTACCGTGAGACATCCGGCATCCCTGCACTGCCTATCGACGCGACCGCGCTTTCCTTAATTGAAGGCAATATCAATTCTTATGCGTCCGATCTTCAGTCGGCGATTGATAATATGCCCACATGGGATGGTACAGATAAGGATTCCCCTGTCGCAAGAATGGCCAAGAAGTTCTTCTCCGAAGACGCTGATCGTGGGTTCACCCGCTATCAGGATCTTGCCGGAGAGATTGAAGCACGTGATGTATCCGCACAGAGGGGCAAGAACCGCGAGGAGTTGCGCGCCGCTGGTGCGCTGAAATCCGAGCGTGAGCGCAAGCCGGAAGAAGTGGTCGTCAGCCGCCGCGCTGAAGGGCCGTCGGCATCTATCGAGACCCAACCTCAGGCATCGGTAGACCCTGAGCCCGTGCGCATGAGCCGCCTGCGTCAGGCTGCTGCGCGTTGGCGCACCAGTGCTTCATGGAGTAATATCGGAAGTCAGTTCTCTGGCATCCGGGCTGCGGATAACTGGCGCGCGCGATCATATGGCATGGAGACGCTGCCGGAATCCGACTCGTTCTATAGCAAGTTCGAGACCTTCCTCTCCAAGAAGAACGGTCAGCTCATGAAGTTGCGCCGTGATTACGTCGACCCCATCGACGACGCGGTGAATGATGCCATCAAGAACGGTGTCACGCTGGACGATATCAACGATGCGCTTCAGGCTCGCGGTGCTGCCGAGCGTAATGCTGAGATCGCTGCAAAGAATAAGGACATGCCTGATGGTGGCTCAGGTCTGACTGATGCTCAGGCCGAAGCAATCCTCAGTGACCTCCAGCTTTCGGGCAAGATGCGCTATATCAACCGGGTACTGAAGCTGCATGACCGCCTGCGCAATAAGACGCAGGAAATGATGGTGAATGACGGCCTCGTCTCCGCCGAGACAATGGCTGACTGGAAGCGCAAGTACCCCAACTACACGCCCTACAAGGGCTGGGCCCCGAGCGGTGACCTGACTGTCGAAGGGCAGCCTGATCCACACGCCGATTATGGCGCGTATGAGGGAGGCCGTCCGGTCTATAGTCGTGTCGCTGGACTGAGAGCGAAGCCTGTGAAGGAAGCCAAGGGCCGCTCTTCTCAGGCAGCCAACTCTCTGTATAACATGATCGCTGACGCCGAGATGTTCTTGGAGATGGGTCAGCGTAATCAGGTTATCAATACGGTAGCGACTGAGTATCAGCGTGATCCGGATGCGTTCGAAGGTTTGCTCACGATCTATGATGAGAAGAGCCCGAAGATCGTTAAGGGCAAGCCGGTCAAGATCACCGATGAGAATGCCTATAAGAACGGCATCCGGGCCTTCAAGAACGGCAAGCCGTACATCATTGAGACTGCACCCAACGAGGAGGGCCGCGCTACCCTGCGCGCCTTTAACAACCTCGACCCGCTGCAACTTGGTAAGTGGACTCAGCGGCTCTTAAAGATAATGTCCGTGATGCGCGGGCTGCACACGCGGTTCAACCCTGCCTTCTGGCCGCGTGAGTTTCTACGCAGTGTGTCTGACGCAGCCGGTAATGTCTTCACTGAGAAGGGCCGTAAGCGCAGCGCAGCCTATGGCAAGTCGGCTGCCATGAAGACGTGGAAGTATTCATGGTCTCCCAACACGATGGCGGGTGTGTTCTCCCATCTCGTTAATCGCGAACCGGGGAGTGAAGAGATTGCATTCGTCAAGGCTCTGACGGAAGAGATGATCGTCAATGGCGGCGCTGCTGGTCAGGAATTTGCTGAGCGCGCTGAGCGCGTGGCCCAGCGGATGGAAGCGGAGCTGAAGCGTCTGACTGCAACAGGCGTGAAGTCTGGCTATTACGAAACCAAGGAAGGTTTCAATAAGCTGCTGAAGGCAGTCGATGGTATCAACGACTTCGTGGATCTGGTGCCGCGCGTCGCTGCCTATCGTGCGCTCACGGAAGCCGGCCTCACACCAGAGCAGGCTGCGCCTATTGCACTGCGCAGCACGCTCGACCTCACCAAGATGGGACGCTTCGGGCGCATCATTGACGGCATCTTCTGGTGGACGACGCCGTCTCTAACCAACCTCACGCGCAAGGTGACCAGCCTCGACAGCTCGACCTATCGCAGAATGCTTGTCGCGCAGCTTGGCATTGGCTTTGCCCTCGGCATGCTGAATGTCATGAACGCCCCGGATAGTGATGGGGATGGCGAGGATGACTATAGCCAGATGCCTGAGTGGCGGAAGCTGGCGTTCTTGCACGTCTATTACAGCCCAGATGAGAAGCCGCTCACGCTGCCCATTGGCTTCCTGTTCGTGTTCGAGCGGTATGTCGGTGGCAAGATGGCTGAGGTTCTGGCTGGCAAGACATCGGATGCCAAGGCGTCTGTCGATATCCTGACGGCTGGTCAGCAGGTTGGCGCTGCCTTCCTGTCGTCCCTATCGCCCGTCATCCGCAGCACTGAGGCGCGCACTCTAGCACCGACCAGCGTCGCTCCGATGTACGACCTGCTGATCAATGAGAGCTTCTTCAAGTCTCCAATCTACAACGAGCCGTTCGATGAAAGTATTGCTCAGGCATCGCGCGCCAAGCCCTCAACACCTGAAGTCTATAAGATGATTGCTGAGGGCCTTCAGAAGGCGACTGGTGGTTATGGCCGAGTGAAGGGTGACATCGACGTGTCGCCTGACCAACTCAAATACTTCGTCGACCAATACACTGGAGGCGTGGGCCGTCTGGTCGGCGGGGCTGTCGAAGGTGATATCGAGGCGGCGAAGAAGCTGAACCCATTCTACTTCGACCCGAAGCTTATCGAGTACTCTCCGATGGGTAGGTTCTATGAGGCACAGCCTGACATGAAGAGGGCCATCGACGCACAGAAGCTGGCGGACGAGGGTGACGATTCCGAGAAGGTGTTCATGGAAAACTCGAAGCCTGTGGCTATCGACTCCACTGTGGTGGAAGCTTACAAGACGGCTGACAAGGAACTTAAAGAGCTGCGCAAGGATGCCAATGAAATGGATCCTGATGAATACCGGAGCAAGCAGCTCGAGATTATGAGCAGGTTTAACGCTGCTTACAACGACGTGAAGCGGCGGGAGCAGTAAGCCCCCGCCTCATCATTCTCAAAAGGGCACATCGTCCTGCAGGTCACGCGGCTGCGGCTGGAAGGCATTGGCCTTCTGCTGCGAGTGCTGCTGCTGCGCAGGGCTCGGCTGGTTACCGTCAGCCTTTGGCTCATACAGGGACACGATGATGCTCTCCCGTCCATCATTGCCGCCAACGCCGGCAGGATTGAACGTGCGGTCGAGCAGGATGTATGGGCCGTTCTGCCCTTCCATCATGACGCCGACGTTCTTGAAGCGGCCCTTGGTCTGGCCCTGTCCATCGGTGTATTCGCCAACCTTGACGACGAGATCATACTTCTTAGCCATTTACTTTCTCCTTATTTCAACAGGTCTTTGAGGGGCTTGAGCGCACGGGGTGCCATCATCTCAGCCTCATCAATCATGTCAGCGTGCATCGCCTTCCACTCTGCGCGCTGCTCTTCACTGAGATCTGCGACGGCTTCATAGGCTGCATAGGCCCATGTGTCCCAGTCTACCACGCCATCCGCATCCTCGACGGCATGCAAGAGTGTGACCTCTGGCGCAGGTTCTGTTTCAATCTCTGGCTCAGGCTCGGGCGCTGGCTTGCGCGCGACCTTCTGCTCGAGGACGCTGACCTGCTTCTCGGCGCGGTGCATGGTCGGCTCAGGCGTTACGTCTGTGATGTCTCCCACGTCCCCGACGAGATCGTCTGCATCGACGATGCCGTCAGCTTCGTTGTCTTCCTGCACTGCGCGCTGCGCTTCGGTCGAGAGCGGCATGTACTTGCTGGCCCGGCGGACCACAGTCTTGCGCCACATCTCAGCTTCGTCCGTCTTCCAAGGGCCGACGATGTTACCGTCCTTGGTCTTGGCAGAGGAGCGATCACGGATGGCAAGGATCTCGCTCTTGTTCATGATCTCGAACTGCGTCTCCCCGTTCTTCAGCTTCCACACGCAGTATGCGCCGACCATTTCGCCACGATTGGAGAGGCCATGCTTGTGGATGATGCGGGGGTCGATGCCTTCCTCGACCTCGAACGTGTCGTTGGCATAGACCAGACGGCTCTCGATCTTCAGCACGTCACCGCCCTGCAGGGCCAGCTTCATCAGACCTTTGTAGCGGGGACGGAACTGCGCTTCATTGCGCTTGGTCTTGCCGTTCCAGACCTTGAGGATGTCAGCCTCAGCCATGTTCTTATTGAGCGACAGGCCCAGCTCAGCGGCGCTCAGGCAGGCCTTGAGCAGCGAGCCACGATCACAGTCGAGCAGATCGATGTTGTCAGCGACAGCTGCAACCACGATGGCTTGGAACTTATCTACCGACATGGTGTTCGGCAGCAGCTTGCGCAGGTGGTCCTCACGCGCCGTCAGCTCCTGACGGAAGCGATCCATCGGCTTGATGGGGGTGACTGCGTTACTTGTTTGCATTGCGAATTTCCTCTTCGAGATCTTCAATCATCAGTTCGATGGCGCGCTCAAGCGATGAGCGCAGGCTTGGCTTCAGAGGGTGGCGAGCGGCAACAGAGCGGAGCTGGTTGAGTAGCTCCTTGTTGACCCGGGTCATGACCAGCTCTTTCATTAGCTGATGACAACCCGGGTATAACCCGAGCGCTTTCCTGTTACGGTTCCGACCATGTCCTGCGTGATCACCTTCCCGGGATTGTCGGCGACGGTGCTGATCGACATCTTATATTCGCCGCACTTGACCGAGGCCTTATCCTTGGACGTGTTCACAAGCTCGAGCTTCTCCCGAACCTTGACCATGATCAGAGCCTTGGCTTCGTCAGCACGGGCGATGGCCTTCTTCTCATCTTCCTTGGCCAGCTTATAGTCTGCGAAGAGCAGGGCGTCGCCATCATCAAGCGTGATGTCGCTCTTGGGTAGCGTGCCCATCAGCTTGGTCAGCGCAGCCACGTCCTTCTGGAAGTCGATCTCCGGTTCGACACCATTGGCGATGCTGTCCCAGAACGTGGTGATCTCAGACTTGATAGCGTCGATGATGTTATCGTTACGCGGTATCTTCATGCGGCGCGGCTCGTCGTCGATCAGGGCGACCAGCCATGCATGATCGGATGACGTGCAAGCGAGCTGATGCTGCACCTGAAGGATGTAATTCTCAGGGGCCTCGAGGATCTCATCGCCGCTGTAATGCCAGCCATGACCGCGAGCAGACCATTTGATCTCCACAGGTGCGCCGTCCGCTGTGATGTAATCGAACGATGCGCCCATGCCCGGGCAATCATCGACCGTGAAATAGTCGATGACCTTGGTGACATCCATCGACCAGCGATGCGCTGCCCAGTTGGCGATGCCGCTCTCGAGGAACGTGCCGGCCTGCACAGCTTTGTTATCTGACAGATCTTCGGGGGCAATCTTGCCAGCCTTCTCCATCCACAACTGCCAGCGGGATGTGAAGGGAGACAGCCCGAACAGGGCGGCCACGTCACTACCGCCGATGTGTTTGGCACGCAACTCGTGCCAGTGCGCTTCGTCACGCACAGAAATAATTGCCATGTTGTATACCTCCGGTCTTTATGTTGTTGTCATAATGTATACCGCTAAGGCTGAATGTCAAGCCCACGATAAACATCCTCCACTGATCGGGCCAAAACGTAGATCCCGCCGCGCTTTTCCCACGCATTCTGCCATGCCACCTGCGCCGTGCGCTGCTTGCCTCGCTCGGTCTTGACCTCGATGGCGAACGCTCGGCCCGGGGTCATCACCCCAAGCAGGTCGGGAGTCCCCTCTGGCGCTGACTGGATAACGCGCGGCCCACCATCAAGCGGTCGGAACTTGCCGACGTTGATGCGGAACAGCATGATGTCGTCGCGCTGACCCAGAGCAAGCCGGATCTCCTGCTGGATGACGGCCTCTTTCATTGCAGTGTCTCCTGTCCAGATGAGTTGCTCAGCCGCTCCATCGCTGCGTCAACGGCAGCCATCATGGCGACAAAGCATTTGCTCAGGTTCACCTCGTCGAGGTTCCTATCCTCATGCCACGTATCAATGGTGTGCAGCATCTCGAATGTAAGGGCGTGGATCAGGGAAACCGGCACGATCACGGCGCTGGTTTCGTCATCCTCCCAATCGTCGCGTTCCATATCCTTGACCTCTCTTCCACTGTCAGACCATCGGTCGTGACGCTCCCGTTTGCCGACCTGAGCTTAGCCAGACGGGCAGACTCCTGACCGCAGATGACATTGAATGCCCACTTGTCAGGGTGTGCGTATCCTCTGCTACTTCCAATCTTTTTCAAGACACTAAAGCGCCGGTTCAGATCCATCACGGCTGACGCCTGCTTGGCATCGTCGGCTCGCGTTACCTGCACCAGCTCGCCCTCAACCTGCTGCACCTTGCGCGACTTCAACTGATAGACGTGACCGCACTTCGGGCAGACCGGCATGGGCCTGTGCATTGCGAAGCATGACGGACAACTGCGCACGGTCGGCACCGCTGTCTCACTGGTGCGCTTGCGCGCACGCTCAGTCGTCAGCTCCCACTCGCGATGCTCGTCGATGAACCCATGCATCTTCGTGTTGCCGGCATGATCGAGGACGATCGTCTTCTCCTTGCCCGGTGATGGGCGGATGGCCCGGCCCACCTGCTGGAGATACATCGACAGGCTCTTCGTCGGCCTGAGCAGGATGGCGACCTCGATGGCAGGAAGGTCGAAGCCCTCGCTGATCAGGTCGCAGCTCGTCAGAACCTGTATCTCACCGGCCTCGAACCGAGCCAGCACGCTGTCCCGTTCCTTCTCATCCATGCCACCGTCGACGTGGCTGGCATGATAGCCTGCCTGCCTGAACTCTTCGGCCACATCCTTGGCGTGCTTGACGCTGACGCAGAAGGCCACAGCCCGACGACCATCGGCCAGCTTGCGATAGTGAGCTACCGCGCTGCCGGTGATGGATGGCTTGTCCATCGTGTCCTCGAGATCCTTCGTGACGTAATCACCCATGCGGGTACGCGCCCGGGATAGGTCAGGCTTGCTCGGGGCATAGACCTCAGCCGGTGACAGATAGCCCTGCTCGGTCAGCTCAGCGACCGTAGGGCCCATAACCATGTCATCGAATAGGAGACCTAGCCCTTTGCCATCGAGGCGCTCAGGCGTGGCTGTGACGCCCAATACGCGGGCATTCGGAAAGGCCTGCACAACCTTCCCCCATGTGGAGTCAGGCGTGAAGTGGTGCGCCTCGTCCCCGATGATCAGATCAGGGGCCGGGAATTTGGCCAGCCTGCGTGCCAGCGTGAACACCGAAGCGACCACGACATTGGCTCGAGGCAGGCCCATTGTCCCCGCTGCCAGCACCGCATGCTTGACGCCCACGTTCTTGAGCGCGGCGCTGATCTGCTTGAGCAGCTCACGCCTGTGCGCAATGATCACGATGCGCTTATCGTTGCGCGCCATGCCTGCCGATATGTAGCTGAACATCAGGGTCTTGCCGCTGCCAGTCGGGCTGACCAGCAGCGTGCGCTTATGACCCTGCCTGAAGCTATCACGAACGGCGTCGATTGCACGCTCCTGATAGTCTCTAAGCTGGACCATACATCACTTCCACTTTCTCTTACGCAGTTCCTTGTCGAGGATCTTCTCTGCCTCGATAACGTCGAGCCCATACGCCCTGATCAGATCGATGGCCTGAGCTTTCTTCAGGCGTTCGTCCGTCCACTGTCCGACCATGATGGTTGCCATCTCGAACTGTTTGCTCGGGATCGAGCTGAGTTTATTCCGTGCCATCTTCGTTTGCCTTCTCATGGATGGGCCAGTGGACCAGCGGGATGAACAGCGCGCGGCTCACCTCGCCGCCAAACCGCATGCTCTTGTCCGCCTTCTTACAGGATGGGTTGCGCTGCAGCACCTTCTGCCAGCCCTCAGCGTACACCGATGAGGACATCAGCTTGTTCAGTGACAGCACGTTGGTCGCCACCCACACGCCCAGATTATTCTCTTCAATCTTCAGACCGTACCGACCCAGCGTGGCATGAGCCTTCACCGGATTGACATCGGGCTCATACTGCGGGCGGATCAGCTCGTGCATGATCTCACCGATGGCACGATCCTGTGTGCCGTTGCGCGTCTCGACACGGATTACGCTACCACAAATGTGGTGAAGCAGTGCGATGTCCTCACGCACAGACTGCACGGACGTAAAGTCCGACCAATCATAGGCATCCAGATACTTCTCGCACGCGCGCCGGCTGATGATGTTGCGTGAGCTGAGCGAGTACGCTCCAGCCAGCAACGTCCCGAGCTGGTCACCGATCCGTCGGTTAGCCATCGATGTTGCGATGACCTCCTTGAAGATCTCGATGTTCTTGCGTAGCGACCAGATGTTGGCGAGCTGCCGAGCCATCAGGCGCTGAGGCATGTCGCGCGGGATCATGTGCGTTAGGTTCTGCAGCTTCTGGAACTGCGCCTCCATCCGCTTCATCTCATCAAGGCTATGCGCCTCGTTCGGTAGCAGCGTGACCACAGCGGTGCGTGTCATGTCCGCAGCTTCGGTCAGGCCGACGCCGATCGATGCAAGCAGGAACGATGACCGCACCGAGAACGACTGGCTCTCGTGGTTGGCACCTCCCTTGAGGATCAACCCGCGCGTGTCAGAGGATGACTGACGCATGAGTTGGATGATAGCATGCCGACGTTCACGATTGTTCTTATCGTCCTCGACCTCGTCGAAGATGACAGGCCGTGCGTCATTGCCGATTGCCTGCCGCAGGCCAGCCTCAGTCGTCGACCCGATGGGATACAGGGCGACGTGCCCGAACAGGGATCCGACCAGCTTGTCGACCACGAAAGATTTACCTGAGCCTTGGTTGCCCGTGACCCAGCAGTGCGTGCGCCAAGGCAGTGCGCCGCCGATGATTGCGGTTGCCACCCAGCCAGCCAGCAAGTCAGCATGCACGGGCGATTGCCAGCGCAGCAGCTTGATGATCTCGCGTATGCGAAGGCCCTCTTCGTCTGTTGCCTGCGTCATATAGTCCACGCCGTCGCCTTCGTCTGCGATGATCGGCTTGGTCGCCCGGTAGAACCAGCGTGACCGGATCCGTGAGCATGGGATCTCTCGTACCTCTTTGTCAGGCCGACCGAGATAAAGGGTGTTGCCAGCGTGCAGAACTACACGTTCTTGGCCCTTCATGTCCTTGTCGATCCAGACCCCACGACCCCGCTCCATGTCAGGGTTGTGCACCCCAGCCTCAAAGCATTGCTCCATGACCTTGGACCCAGCCGCCACCCAGTCCACCTTGGCGCTCGGCATGTTCACTTGGTCAGCCCAGTACTCAACGCTGTTCACGACCTCTAGCATAGACGTTCTCGTCATCAGCTTAGCTGCGGTGTATTCGTTGATCTGCTTGGCGCTCTCAGTCATCACGAAATAGATCTGGTTGTCGTAACCCAGTGGCCGATACAGCCGGGTCATTGACATATCAGGATCGTCCCCGTCGATGTCGACGGTCACTGCGATGTCGAGCTTCTCAGGCATGGTCAGCGTCATGACATCGGCATCACGCACGCCGCGCTTGAGGAACTGAACCACTACCCCCTTTGTCACCTTCTCAGGTAATGGGTCAGCCAGATCCCAGCCATCAGGGAACTGAGGCGGGATGGCAACCATAGCCGATCTCACCTTGTGCTCAGATAACTTGACGCGGATTGCTTCGCCGGCGAGCAGCCCAGCCTTGTCATTGTCCGGCCAGATCACGCACGTGTGGCCAGCCAGAACAGACCAGTCCGTCTTGTCGACTGCGTTCGCACCGCCCTGCCACGTCGTCACGACCCAGCCATCCGGCACGTATTCCTGCGCAGCAATCGCTGCCTTCTCACCCTCGACGATAAGCACCGGGGCGACAGGGGAGGCAGCTAACAGATCTCCGTTATAGAGCGGGCGCTTGTCCCCGAACCCAGATGTTACGTGTTCCTTTCCGTTCCATACGATAGGGCGGATCTGTTTCCGCTGCCCCTCTGGATCCCAGCGAGCGACCGCGCCGAACGCTGTGCCGTCCTGCATCCGATAGACCCACATCGATGCGGGATCACCACCCATTGCATCGCGCAGCTTCTTCGGAACAACGACAGGCTCAGGCATCGGTGTGACTATCGTCACATCATTCGTCACGTCGATCGCCTCGACCTTGGTCAAGTCAATCTTATGCATGATCCAACCCCAGCATCTCTGCGAATCCTTTGATTGTGTCGGCCATCGAGCCGCCAAACAGGCGCATCGATAGATCAAGCATGTCGCCATGCTCGCCCGTAGTGAAATCTTTCCAGCGTCCGGTGGTCAGCGACACACCCAGTGATGGGTTCTTATCCTCCCGCCACGGCGTGCAAGCAAGCCACCATCCACCCTGCTTCTTACCATTCGGCAGCCAGCCACGGCACAGCACCTCGATGTGTGATGCGTGCAGGCGCGACTTGATATCCTGAATGGTAATGGACCGGGAGGTGACGGGTCGACGAGGGCGCGGAAAGGTATCGCTGCCAGTCGCGACTCCGTGGTGTTTAGGCAAGCCTTGGACATTCCCACGGTTCCCGGTCATGGCTTTGTACTCCCGAAGGAGAACACGGTCAAATTTATAGACTGCATACACCTCTCTCCATCTACTGCCGTCACAGCAGGGACACGATCATGCGGCGACAAATCGCCCCATGTCAACGGGAATAAAAATTATTCTCAGATCAGTTTGAACTGAGCGATTTCGATGTGAACGACGGGCTCAATATCTTGTATGTCACCACGATCTCGACGCCCACCGATTGATTTTGTGTGCGAACAGGGCAGTGAAA